GGCCATGGCTTTACGTCCAGTTTCACTGAGCATTGCCTCTTGATCGGTCTTGTCTCCGTCCGCGCTGACCTGACTTATCAACAGGGTATTAACAGAATGTTCTCTCGTAAAACGCGCTTCGATTTCTACTGGCCCGCGCTTTCTCATATCGGTGAACAGGCGATCCTCCAAAAAGAAATTTTTGCTGACGGCAACCCTGTCAATGATGACAAAGTGTTCGGCTATCAGGAGCGTTACGCGGAATATCGCTACAAACCGTCTATGATCACCGGCGAGTTCCGCAGTCAATTCCCACAGTCTCTGGATGCTTGGCATCTGTCCCAGGACTTCGCTACCGCTCCCGTGCTTGACTCCACGTTCATCGTGGAAAATCCCCCGGTCGACCGGTGCATTGCTGTACCTGCCGAACCGCATTTCCTCTTTGACAGTTACATTAAAATGAAATGCGCACGTCCGATGCCGGTCTACGGCGTACCGGGCCTGATCGACCACTTCTAAGGAGGCCACTATGTGGGGTGCTGCTATATCTGCCGTCGGTTCTCTTCTGGGCGGTTCGATGTCGAACTCTGGCGCTCGCTCGTCTGCTCGTCGCGCTAATCGCTTCGCGGCTGGCCAGGCTATAATTCAACGGCGCTGGGAAAAAATGATGTCTGACACAGCACATCAACGCGAAGTCGCCGACTTACGCCGTGCTGGTCTGAATCCCATTCTCTCCGGTACGGGTGGAATGGGTGCTTCAACTCCTTCCAGCGGCCTTCCTAATACTGCGGTGGCTCCTGTCCATGACGTTGTTACTCCGGCCCTTAACTCTGCAGTGGCCGCTTATAATGCCGGGATCGACGCCAAACTCAAAAAATCAACAGAATTCAAACAAGGCGTTGAATCCGCTAAAATCATGCAAGATACTCTCAACAAAAAAGAGGAATTGCTAAACGTCATTGCGGAGCGTGAAAAAATCGCTCAAGACACAGCAACCTCAAAAGAACTGGCCTTCAAACACCGCGCCGACGTTTCCAAGGCTCCCCAGGAAATCGCGACCGGTAAAGCCCTCGCCGGCAAATACGAAGAGGAGGCCAAAACCGAAGGTGTCGTTCGTGAACAGCTAAGAGCCCTCAAAGCGCAACAGGAGGAAATGACCAAACTTCTCAAGACTCAAGGCGTTTCCGAAGCTGTGCGTAATAAAATCTTATCCGAAGATCTCGGCGTGGCTGCTGCAGCTGCTCGTCGTGCTAAGATCGAAGGTGAGATCGACGACACCTTATACGGTAAAATAATGCGCTACATAGACCGGGCTATGGGCGCAATCTCTCCATTCATCCCCCGTACTCATATAACAAAATAAATCCACGACCTGGGGAGGCTCGCGACTGCGAGTCTCCCTGGGTCGGCAACCCCGCGTTAGCGGATCACCCAAAGTCTCGCTCTTATCAAAAGGAAATAACGATGTCTTACAATCCAAAAAACCCTAGACCTATATCTATGATCCAACCTCTTTTACACTCTAATTATTCACCAAAATCACGTTACTCTATGACTTTTCCTGCGGACTCTCCATATACAAAACAAGAATTCAAGGATGAATGTGATATCAATTGGTTAATGCACCAATATCAAACTACGGGCGAACTGCCCAACCTCAATCCGATGTCCCCGGACTATATCGACCTAACCGGCGAGGACTTCCAGGAATCAATGAACATCATCACCTCGGCGCAATCGCTCTTTAATGAGCTGCCCTCGCAACTGCGCAACCGGTTCAAAAACGATCCAGGCGAATTCCTCGACTTCATGTCGAATCCCTCAAATCGTGACGAAATGGTATCTCTAGGCCTCGTGCGGCCCCTGGAGCCTGTAACGGCTCCACTCTCTGCAGTCGTGCCTCCTGAGGCACCTTTTACGGGTCAAAATGACCCGTCGAAATCTGCTTGACAGTTCACCTTGCATACGCTTTACTTGATGTCAGTATGCAAGGTGACACTAAGTCACCACAAAACTCAAAAAAAGGAGACAAAAAATGAAACGTCACAAACTCTCACGGCGTACCTCTAAAAAGGTTTTCACCCGGGGTGCTTCTCTGACTCACAAAATGAATCTTTCTGGCTCCCCTATGCGCGGCGGCATTCGTCTCTGACATGCCCTGCTATTCTCCATTGCATGGGTACAAATCAAAGCTGACTACGGCCAACGGGCGCAGAGCTATCACCTTTAATCGCTCTGCCGGTTTCACCGATGTAGCTTTAACCGTACCCTGTGGCGTATGTATCGGGTGTCGCATCGATCGATCCAGAGAATGGGCGATTCGCTGCGTTCATGAGGCAAAAACTCACGCCCGATCCTGTTTTATCACTTTGACTTATGATGACGATCATTTACCCGTCAATAAATCACTTGATAAAACGCACCTTCAAAAATTTTTTAAACGTCTACGTAAAAAATGCGGCCCTTTTCGTTACTTCGCATCAGGCGAATATGGCGACAAAACAGAACGACCGCATTACCATGCAATCATCTTCGGCCTTGACTTCTCCGAGGATCGAAAGCGTCATTCTTACAACAAACAAAAACAACCAATTTATAAATCTCAAACTTTAACCGAGACCTGGGGCTTAGGCCACTGTACTATCGGTGCTTTCTCATATCAAACGGCTGCCTATACGGCACGCTACGTTATGAAGAAAAGGGTAGGTAAACATGCTGACGATCATTATACTCGGGTTGATCTCTCAAGCGGCGATATTTACAATATTAATCCTGAATTTGCCTGCATGTCATTAAAGCCGGGTATCGGCTCTGACTGGTATGACAAATTCAAAAAAGATGCTTTCCCTTCCGACTTTCTGATTGTCGATGGGAAAAAACATCCTGTTCCGCGTTACTATGCGGACAAACTTAAAAAGGAGGATGAAACCTTACATAAAAAAATCAAAATCAAACGCAAATTGGCCCAAAAACTAGCAGCTTATCATTCAACATCCTGGCGGCTACGCACTCGTGAAGAGTGCAAAAAAGCCCAAATCTCGCGACTAACAAGGAGCTTATGAAAAAATCACTCTTTTGCGTTCTCGACCTCAAATCGCAAGTGTACGGCAATATCTTCACTTCTGTGAATGCTGCGACGGCCCTTCGCGACTTCCAGTCGGCTTCCAACGATCCTAACTCTGACCTGTGCAAGTATCCTGAGGATTTTATCCTCTACGAACTCGGCACCTACGACGATGCTCAAGGACTGGTGGAAATCTATGAAGTCAAAACCCACTTGGGAAACGCCTTACAATTTAAGGAGGCTTAAATGTTCGGGATCAGTAATAGACCTCACAAATCTGTTATGGCACATCAATTCAGTCAAGTCCCGAAAGCCGAAATTCCACGATCGGCATTCGATCGTTCGCATGGTTATAAAACGACTTTCGACGCTGGCTATCTGATTCCCTTCTTCGTTGATGAAGCCCTGCCGGGAGATACTTTCAATGTTCGCGTTACGGCTCTTGCCCGTCTTGCGACTCCGATCTTCCCGATCATGGACAATATGTTCATGGACACTCATTTCTTCTCCGTTCCGATCCGTCTTGTATGGGATAACTGGCAAGCGTTCAACGGTGAACAAAAAAACCCGGGCGATTCGACCGACTTTACCATTCCACAAATGGTCGCCCCAGCGGGAGGCTATGGTGCAAACACAATCCATGATTACTTTGGCCTTCCGACTGGTGTTGCAGGTATCTCTCATTCTTGCCTGTGGCATCGCGCTTACGCTCTTATTTGGAATGAATGGTTCCGAGACCAAAACCTCCAGGACAGCATCGCTGTTCCTACTACTGACGGGCCCGACCTCCACACCTTCTATGACCTACAACGGCGTGGAAAACGTCACGACTATTTTACATCTGCCCTCCCCTGGCCTCAAAAAGGCCCCGGTGTTTCTCTTTCCCTTGGCGGAATGGCCCCTGTAAAATATACCGACATCAACAATGCCTCGGCTCTCCAAGATAAATACATGGTCGCCAAAACCGCTACGAATGCGGTCTATGCTTATGGCAATACTTTTGATACGGCCTCTTCTGGCAACGCTCCTTCCACCTCTGAAATGGGCGTTTATGCTGACCTGACCGAAGCGACTTCGTATACGATTAACTCTCTACGTCAAGCTTTCCAGGTGCAAAAAATCTATGAGCGTGACGCTCGCGGCGGTACTCGCTACACCGAGTTGATCAAATCTCACTTCGGTGTGACTTCTCCTGATGCTCGACTCCAACGCCCCGAATACCTCGGAGGCGGTTCGTCGATGATTAACATTTCTCCGATTCCCCAAACCTCTCCGACTGGCACGTATGCTGACACTCCGCAAGGCAATCTGGCGGCGATCGGCACGGCTCATGTCAACGGCCATGGCTTTACGTCCAGTTTCACTGAGCATTGCCTCTTGATCGGTCTTGTCTCCGTCCGCGCTGACCTGACTTATCAACAGGGTATTAACAGAATGTTCTCTCGTAAAACGCGCTTCG